AATAAATCATCTTCTACTGTTAGGTCTACAACATTGAGACTGGCAAAAGCGTCTACTACTGCTGCACCTGAACCAGCTCCGTCTAAATAAACCGCTTTTGTATGTCCAGGTGGAATAGTGATATTAGCTCCACTACCTTGAGAAATAATAATGTTTTGAGAACCACTTGTACCGTTTTCGATAAAGTGCATTCTGTTTATAGTGTTAGGAGCAATAGTTATTGTGCAAGCACTGTCTAGCGTTCCTGTGTATTCAACATACATAGCTCTGACTGGGTCAGTCGCTCCGTCTGCAATAGTTGATGTGTGAGTATCAGCGTTGGTGGTAATTCCTTCTGTTCCGTAACCTAGGCCTTCACCAATCAACTCAAGATTAACATTTGTATTTGTGCCCCAAGAACCACTAGCATCTCCAGTAGCCATCTCATTAAGTCTTAAATCATTTACGTATGTACTAGCCATTTATTTTACCTCTTTGTTACGCCACTTCCTCCCAATTAGGAGTTTGAGTGACATCTATTCCATTAGGAGTATTGTAGTTTGGAGTTTGTCTTTCATCAATACGCGACCAAACTAAAATTATTCCAACCAATCCTGTTGCGTTTTGTCCTATTGGAAAAACGTTTGCTTCTGCATCTACTGTTACATTTCCTAGAGTGCTTGTTGCAGCATTTAGTGTAACAGATAAATTGTTGTTAGATATTGTTGTTGCAGTACCTAAAGCACTTGTGCCTACTTGTCCTGTAGGAGTTACATTAGCTTCCCCATCTACAAGAACCGACAAAGATCCTACTGATGCTGCTATACCTGGAACTGACGCTATTGCTTGAGCATTTACACCTGCTACTGGTGCGCCTGTTGTTCCTGCTCCTGGAGCGGTAACATTTACCGGTATAGTCCCCTCGCCAAAAGCGAGCTCTCCGAAACCAGCTCTACCCCAACCGCTTAGTAGCTGAGCCATTTTACGCTATTCTAATTATCGCTGTACTCGCTGCTGCTGCTGGGAAAACAATAGTAAAGTCACCTGAAGTAGAAGTTTTATCCCCGCCAAAATCTATTGTGGCTACAGACTTGTCACCATTTGTGTCGTTATAAATCATACAACCTCTAGCGGTTACAGTAGCCGTACCAAACGTCAAATCTGCAAAGTCTGTGAAGCCTGTTGTTCCAGAACTTGTTGGTGCTACTTTGGTTAAAGCTGCTCCGCCAGATGTGTAGTTAGTTCCACTTGCTTGCCCGGTTGTAGTAAATGCTGTAGTTGCAGCTCCTAATGTAGCTGAACTTGTGTATAAAGCTAACTTAAAAACATTGCCGTTAGTGGCAAAATTATGAGTAGCCGTAAGCAGTTGTGTTTTAAAGCTAGTAGTTAATGTTGATGTAATTGCCATTTAAATACCTTTTATTATTTTTGCTAAATCCTTTGCATCTCCTTTTATTAATTCTTGAATTAAAGACGCTTTATATGATTTTATAGCATTATTCAAGTAAATCAAACACACTCTATAAATTAAATCTTTATAAGCCCTAGCTTGTTCTTTTATATGAGGTTCGCTATCTTCTGAATAACCAACTATTTTTTCAGTTAATTGTTTTGCCCAGAACTCAGGAGGATGACCTCCAAAGTTTGTGGTTGCTATTTCTACCAAACCTAACTCTGGAATACCACTTGGAGTTAACTTGTCTACCATTTTTTAGGTTCTGGAGAAAGTAAGTGGTTGTCCGTTCTGTCAATTAAAGTAGGTTGTGGGTATTTTTTAGTTATTTCTAATTCACTAACTTTAGATACTTTTAATTCATCTTCGCTTTGGATAACAACTAATGGATCTGCAAGCCTATGATAGCCGTACAGTTTTTGCTCTGCTGGAACATTTGTATCTAGTAAACCGCTAGTAGATGCAACTTCTACTTGTATCTCTTTTTCTATACATTTAGACAGCCAAAACTCAACACAACCTCTTCCTGCTTCTGCAAAATGTAAATTACCTTGATAACTAAAATCTATTCCAAATAGTTTAATATTTGATACTTCATTCCAATATGCAAAAGCAATAGCGTAAGCAACCGTATTATTTAAATAGTAACAATTAGTTTCCGTTATTATTTCTTTAATTGGGTATTCAATTAAACCAGGACAACGATCATCTAGCTCACAAGTATATATAGGACCTTGATGTTCTTTTAAAAGCTTAGACATGCTTTCGGTCTGTCCGCCAGCATCTTCTGTATCTAAAAACCTAGATGGTGGATCCATCATAAAAACTCTATCGTGATAAATAACAGAAGCCACGCCATTTATAGACCAAACTTCATCAAAATGAACCCCATGAGATTTTGCCAGGTTGTAATCAAACCAACTTTTTCCCATACCCACAATAGCAATAGTCTTGCCTTTAAGACTTTTGATTTTATTCATGTTCTCTCCTTATTTTACGAAACAGAAGTTCGTAAAGAATCATAACGATATTCGTCTTTTCTTCCTCTAGCCTCTGCTTGATTTTTTAATCTTAAAACTTCTAAATTAAATCTTTGCTCATAAAGTTGCATTAAATCGGCATCACCTTTCATAAAAGTATAGGCTTCTACTAGAGATCCATAAAGCAGAGCATTTCTTGCATTTTGTGAGATCCAAGTCCCTGTTGTTTGTGAAGTTAAACTTGTTGGTTTGTATAAATAATGTATCTCAACGTTGTAGTCTTGGTCTGGGACCGGCGAAACTATCAAAGTAGATCCGTTATTGCTTGCAGTAGAGAGATCTTTATCAAAATCGGCATAATACAACGGCTTACCTCTTTCTGAGATAGCTACTGCATCATTAGAGTATTCACGCATAAAACTTGTATGTTTTTTCTCCAGGTAATGATAGTCATTGTTGCCATCAATAATAGCTAAAGAAAAACTTGTTAAAAAATCAGACGGAGCGGTTAAATATGTGTTCCCGGTAGTTAAATTACCGGTTACATTTTTTCTAAACAAATCAAATTGAATCAATTCAAAAATTCTGTCTTCGGTATTAACAATAAAATCATTTAATGTAGATACAAAGGTTGTCTCTTCGTTTTCTACATAGTTTTGTATTAAAGTTTTTAGTTCAGCTAATGTCATGACGTTGTAATTGTAACCCTTCCTAATGTTGATGTCAGTTTACCAATTACAAAGTTTGAAGGTAAAATTGACGGGTTCATAAAATCACTTTGAAAAATACTAGAGCTTGTTACAACAACAAATCCTTCTCCGACTTCATTATCATTATTTGGTCTTGGTTTATACAAGGCTTCTGGATCTGCTTTAACAGTTGAAGGTTCTAATTGTGGATGTTTTGTTTCATAACAATCAGGACAAACCTTCAGGCCATTCCATTCTTTTTTTAATTCATTAAGTTTATATTCAAAAGCGCATCTATCACATAATGCTTTAGCAAATTTACCAAGTGCATAAGCCATATTAATTCATCCTTAAATTAGGCCTAACCCTAAAAGAAGCTCTATCTTCATCTTGATCAGCAGCCCTTCTAAATTCTTCTTCGTATAAAGCTTTTAATTGTGGGGTCAATTGGGGAGATTTTTTAAGAGATAAATAATAGGACAAACCTGCAACAAAACAAGGGTAAAACCTAAACGGCATATCCATAGTGTTAGTAGCTTTATCGGCATCATCCATTCTTACAAGTTTGTTAAACACTAAAATATCGGTAGAATTTTCCGGGGCTGGCCAAATTTTTAAAACAGGAGCAATTTTTTTATCAAGAAAATATTGAGAAGGTCTTGATTGAGTTTCTTTATTAGGAATATTTAAATAAGCAGATCTACCAATTCTACTAATAGAAATATCTGTTTGAGTATTGCTAACCGTTCTCCTGACAACAAGGTCTAAAATATCTATTATATTAGAGTTTAAAGTGTATTCTGTAGTTCCTTGAGTAACTGTTTGAGTGCCTTGATCAATTGTCCATTGATTCAATCCTCTGTTAGCCCATTCAGCTAACATTAAATTTATAGATCTTTTTGCAGTTTTTAGATCATAACCGGTTCTAAGTTCAAGACCACATCTTTCAAATGCCTCTTCTATAAACTCAGTTACAGTAGGTTCAAAATCTGTACTACTAGATGTTGCCATTATTTTTTCTTTTTAGTATTTTTAAGAGATCTTTCTATCTGCTTTGCTTGTTTTAAATGAAGTCTTGAAGCTCCTTTTAACTCCTTAACAAGTTTTCTTTTTTGTTGAATTGATAGTTCGGTCATTATTCATCCTCCGCATATAGATTATCAAAAATCTTGTTTACATCAAGAGTGTAGTCTAAATCAGATTTAGAATAGTGTATATGGGCAGACGGTTTAAAGTCTGGTGCTCCTGTTCCTGTTTCAAACCAAGCCGGGTGTGTAACCCTAACTCTGTTATTAGGTAAGGCTACAATATTACCAGTCCATTCGCCTGCATCTAACAATTCTAATACGTGACTTTGTTTGTGTTGAGCTGGGTCATCAGCTATTTCATTTTCCGCGTAATCTACTGTAAACATATACTTAGCTGGGTAAAATTTACCATCAATTTTTGCCATCCAGGGACAAGGAGTAGCTCTGTCTATAACGTAAACTGCATGATGGTGTGATGAACAATCCCAAGGTTGTGCATCATGTACTGCCATAGGTTCTGGCCATTCAGAAAAAGG